GCCACTGAAGCGAGGCTCTGATGGTAAGCTGGGTGTAGAAGGCGGTGGCAACGTAACAGTACACCAGACCTTTAACTTCTCTGCTAACGGTGATGAGTCTGTCAAGAAGATTATTGCACAGGCTGCACCTAAGATCGCCCAGATGACTGAGGCGAAGATTATTAATTCCCGTCAACGAGGCGGACAGATGCGAAGGGCCTTTGGCTAATGGCTATTACCTACCCCCTCTCCCTTCCCACTAGTATTGGTGTAGCGGAGATTGAGCTACGAGCTAAAAACGCTGTCGGCATTAGTCAGTCTCCTTTCACCTACAAGCAGCAAGTGGTACAACATCAGGGTCAGAACTGGGAAGCCAGCATAAGCATCCCACCAGTCCGCAAAGACCTTGCCGAAGATTGGGTGGCCTTTCTCCTAGCCCTGAATGGACCTGTGGGAAAGTTCTACATGGGCGACCCTAACATGACAACCCCCCGAGGCTCTTGCTCCGCTAGTGACACTATCAGTGTGGCGGTTGTAGGAAACACTGGCGACAGCACTTTGCAAATCAACAGTGGAACCTCTGCGGTGACTGGTTTTCTACTGCCGGGGGACTACCTTCAGGTTGGGAGCGGCACTGCCCGCACTCTTCACAAGGTACTTCAGCAAGTGGACCTTGACAGCAGCGGAAATGCCACTGTAGACCTCTGGCCATATTTGGACCGTAGCGTATCAACGTTGTTTCCGATTATCCATCAAAGCCCAACCGGAGTTTTCCGCTTGGCTTCCAATGTTACCTCTTGGTCAATCAATAATTCAAGCGCTTATGGTATTTCATTTGACGCTGTGGGAGTAAGAAATTGACGACTATCACTCACAAGAAGGGTGACACCTTAGAGCTTACCTTCCAGCTAAAGAGGGATGGTTCTCCGGTAGACATCACCAACTACACAATCACCAGTCAGTTGAGGGACTCTACGGACACTCTCCTGACCACTGATAACTTTAATGGTAGCCTGACCTACACTCTGATTGACCCTAATGCTGGTCAATTCCAGCTTAGTGCTTCTTCTACTGCTACAGCAGAGTGGGACACTCGTAAGTATGATTGTGATGTTCAGCTTATCGATGGTGATAACGAGACTAGCTCTTCTGAGACATTCAAGATTAATGTAATCAAAGATATTACGAGGGTCTAATGGCTAAATATGAACTCTCCCTTACGGTAGAGAATGCAAATCTGGACGTTACACCAGAGGGTCCAGTAACTCTTTCTGTCCTTGAGCTTGTCGGTCCTCGGGGTGAGACTGGTCCAACTGGCCCCACTGGTCCTGCTGGAACTACTGAGTTTGCTAACCTTGAAGATGTAGATACGTCTAATGCTTCTCTTGGTAACCTTCTTCGTGCTGATGGTGATGGCACCTTTAGCTTTGTTTCCGTCTCTGGTGTCTCCGATGACCTTGACGATGTAACAACTCGTGGTGGAACTACTACTAACGACATCTCTGTAGGCGCTCTGACAGCGACTTCATTGAACACCCACACCATCCCTAGCGGTACAGGTACTCTCGCTAAAGTCTCTGACATTCCTACTAACAACAATCAACTAACCAATGGTGCTGGCTACGTCACAGAGGCGGAAGCTCAAGCAGCTATTTCTGTAGTAGATGCGGGGGGCGATGGCTCCCTTACTTATTCTAGCGGTACTATCACCTACACAGGCCCTTCTGCTGCTGAAGTGCGTGCGCACCTTTCGGCGGGTGGAGACCTCAGCTACAACAGTGCTACAGGGCAAATCAGTTTTACTGAACGTACTGATGGCGAGGTACGTCAGCTTTTGTCTGTCTCTGGAGACCTTAGCTACAACAGCACTACAGGTGTCTTCAGTTTTACTGAGCGTACTGATGCTGAAGTTCGTGGGTTAGTAAGTGCCACAGATGCGGGTGGCGACGGTTCCTTTTCCTATGACAATAGTACAGGCGTCTTTACCTATACAGGGCCTTCTGCTGCTGAAGTCAGGGCGCATTTGTCTGCTGGTGGTGACTTAAGCTATGATAGTGCTACTGGAGTAATCAGCTTTACCGAACGTACTGATGCTGAAGTACGTCAACTGTTCTCTGTAGCAGGAGACCTTAGCTATAACAACACTACAGGTGTCTTTAGCTTCACCGAACGTACTGATGCTGAAGTACGTCAACTGTTCTCTGTAGCAGGAGACCTCAGCTATAATGGCACGACCGGAGAGTTTAGTTTTACTGAACGTACTGATGCTGAGGTACGAGGTCTTGTAAGCGCTTCTGGTGACCTTAGCTACGATAGCTCTACAGGTGTCTTCAGCTTTACTGAGAGAACCGATGCCGAAGTCAGGGGCCTTGTGGGGTCTTCTTATGCAGGGGGTGATGGCTCATTTTCCTATAATAGTAGCACTGGCGTCTTTACCTACACTGGCCCTTCTGCTGCTGAGGTAAGGGCGCATCTGTCTGCTGGTGGTGACTTGAGCTACAACAGTTCAACAGGCGTTATGAGCTTTACTGAACGTACTGATGCTGAAGTTAGGGGACTATTCTCTGTAGCAGGAGACCTCAGCTATAATAGCACGACTGGGCAATTCAGCTTCACTGAACGTACTGACGCTGAAGTAAGGGGTCTGGTAAGTGCTTCTGGTGACCTTAGCTACAACAACACCACAGGTGTCTTTAGCTTTACTGAACGTACTGATGCTGAAGTTAGGGGCCTCGTAAGTGCTTCTGGTGACCTTAGCTACAATAGTACTACAGGCGTGTTTAGCTTTACCGAACGTACTGACGCAGAGGTTCAAGGTCTTATTACAGGTGGCACCGGGGTTACTGTAACCAACGGTGTCGTCGCTATTGGTCAAGCTGTTAATACCAACAGTAATGTTGCCTTTAACGATGTTACTGTATCTGGTGACCTTACGGTTTCTGGAACTACCACTACAATAAACACCGAGACTATCAACCTCGCTGATAACCAGATTACCCTTAATAGCAACTACAGTGGTTCTACTCCTACAGAGAATGCTGGTATTGAGGTCAACCGGGGTGGCGGTACTGCACCTAATAAAACCTTGGTGTGGAATGAGACTGATGATAAGTGGACGATAGGCTCTGAGACTTTTGTAGCAGGAACAGTTGAGGCTGATGTTACGGGTAATGCAGACACTGCCTCTGCTCTTGCTACGTCTCGTACCATTTCCCTTGGTGGGGATGTTTCTGGCTCTACGACCTTCGATGGTTCATCAGAGGTAACAATCACTGCCACTGTAGCAGACGACAGCCACAACCATATCATCAGCAACGTAGACGGTCTTCAGACGGCTCTGGACGGTAAGCTGGCCTCGGTAGACCTCGGATATACTACAGCAGCCTCTACGGGCGTTGTGACCAACGATTCAGGAGCTAACGCCACTATTCCTGCTGCTACTACGACCACTGCTGGCCTTTTGACTAGCTCTGACAAGACCAAGTTGGACGGTATTGAGGCGGGTGCTACGGCTGACCAAACACAGTCTGACATCAATGCACTTGGCATTACTGCGACAGGTTTGTCTGGTAGTCCCGATATTTCTGTTGGTAACATTACCGTAAGTGGTACTGTGGATGGTAGGGACGTTGCAACAGATGGTTCAAAGCTAGATGCTATTGAGGCCCTAGCAGATGTAACAGACGCCACTAACGTAGCTGCTGCTGGCGCTGTCATGGAGTCAGACACTTCTACAGTCAACATGTCTTTTGTTATTGACGAAGACACGATGGCCTCTGACTCTGATACTAAGGTGCCTACTCAACAGTCTGTTAAGGCTTACGTAGATGCTAATGCTGGCGGCGGAGGCACACTTAATGATGTAGTTGATGACACTACTCCTCAGCTTGGCGGCTCCCTAGACGTAAACGGTAACTCCATTGTCAGTGTCAGTGGTGGCGACATTGCTATCACCCCTGATGCCGATGGTCAGATTGTCCTTGACGGACTTAACTGGCCTATCTCTGACGGCACAGACCGACAGGTTCTGGTTACAGACGGTTCTGGCGAACTGACCTTTGACGATATTCCCCCAGTACAAGTAGACGCCACTAACAACACGGCCAGTGCTATTGCTGCTGGTACTCCGGTCTATCAGACGGGTGTAAGCGGTCAGAACATCACTATTGCTCCTGCTGATGCTAGTAGTGCTAGTACCATGCCAGCTATCGGTGTAACCAAGGGGTCTATTTCCGCTAGTGGAGGTACTGGTGTTGTAGTGGTCTCTGGCTTCCTGAAGGGGATTAATACAAGCACCTACGCTGCTGGTGATACGCTCTATGTAGCTAACGGTGGTGGCTTTGCTACGTCCCCTCCAGCCGGAGAAACCGTCTTGATTGAGAACCTTGGCAAGGTTGTTAAGTCAGACGCTAGTGCTGGCAGTATCATTGTTACGGGTGCTGGTCGTGCTAATGCTGTACCAAACCTCAACGATGGCCGCTTCTTCCTCGGCAACGACAGCAATCAAGCTGGGATTGCTGACTTTACTACGTCTGTTCGTGGAGAGGTAAGTGCTACTAAGGCTGGCGGAGATGGCTCACTTTCCTACAATAGTGGTACTGGCGTCTTTACCTATACCGGACCTTCTGCTGATGAAACTAGAGAGCATTTCACAGGTGGCACTGGTGTAACTATCACTGATGGTGAGGTTGCTATTGGTCAAGCTGTAGGCACCGCAGACAACGTAGAATTTGGTAATGCGACTTTATCTGGCTACTTGGCTGGCCCTGCTACCTTTACCATTGACCCTGCTGCTGTTGGGGACGACACGGGTAAAGTGGTCATCGCTGGTGACCTTCAGGTAGACGGTACGACAACAACCATTAACTCCACCACACTCTCTGTGGATGACATGGAGATCGTGGTTGCTGACGGCGCTGCTGACGGTCCTACTGCTGACCAAGCAGGTATCAAGGTAGACGGTGCGAACGCTACGCTCCACTACCGCAGCACTGGAGACATGTGGCAGACCAACAAGTCTCTCGATGTAAACGGCAACGCAACTCTTTCTGGGGCTTCAACGGAAGCTCGATCTCTAACAATTGGAGACGGCAGAACAGGTAATGGATATTCCCTTATCGATCTAGTTGGTGATAACTCAGGCGATTATGGCTTGCGTTTGATTAGACAGAACAACGGCGAAAATGCCGCTTCAATTATTAGGCATACAGGCACTGGTCCTTTACGCTTAAAGACCGAAGACTCAGGCGATATTCTTTTTGATACCGCTAGCACAGAACGTATGCGAATTAACTCTACTGGCAACGTAGGTATCGGCACGACTTCTCCTACAGAGAAACTTCAAGTAAACGGTAATATAAAAGATAGTGTTGGCAACGTAAGGATACCTCGCAGGGTATCTATAAACACAGATTCAACTATTGAAAATGAAGGTGTATACTATACTACTCTTGCTCCTACACTTACGCTTGGTGATCCAGTAGCGGGTGCAATACTAACCATTTACAATAACAGTAATACCGCAATGACTTTAAACAGAGGATCAGATGTAGGAAATATGAGAATTGCTGCTGATAATGCCCTAACAAACAACACATCTGTCACTCTTGGTGCATATTCAACTACTACAATAACAATATTTATAGGGCAATTGGCTGTTGTATCAGGAACGGATGTTTCCTAATGAGTTCTATTCTTCTTGCTGTTACTAATGTATTGGGTGTTTCTGCTGTCTACACGTTTGAGATGTGGGGCGCTGGTGGTGGTGGCGGGGGTGCTAACTGGCAGCACGCAGTAGACGGTGGTTACGGTGCTGCTGGTGCTTATGTAAGTGGCACACTCAATATAACCTCTGGTACACAAATCGAGCTACGTTCTGGTGGTGGTGGCAGAGGTGGCACTAGCGACACTAACTCTACTACTTTAATTGATAATTGTTCTGGTGGCAATGGTGGCAATGGCTCTGCAATCCGTATTGTATCAGGTAACGTCCTAGTAGCTGCTGCTGCTGGCGGTGGCGGTGGTGGCGGCGCTGGGGTTCGCAATGCTGGTTTCCCCGGCATGGGTGGCATGGGTGGCCGAGACTCCAACCAAGCCACTCGTACCGATGGGTCAGACGGAAGTCATTCCACTTCGGGGGCTGGTGGCAGTAGCGGCACAAAAAACGCTTCCGTCGCAGGTCAAGGTGGGGACTTCTACGGCGGAAACCCTCCAACCAAAACCTTGTTGATGCAAAATGGAGGTGAGGGGGGCAACCCCGGCTCCTCTTCCACCTCTGGTAATCACAGCAGAAACATCGACACAGCAAGCTCTCCTTGGGGGGGCGAAGGCGGTCGTGCTGGCGATCAGGATGGTCAAGGAAGCTCTTATACTGGTCAAGGCCCCGGTGGTGGCGGTGGTGGTGGCTACACTGGTGGCGGTGGCGGTGGCACTGCCACAGCGCAATCCCGTGAAGGCGGTGGCGGCGGCGGTGGTGGCTCATACCACAACTCCTCTTACGTTTCCTTAGTAACAACCTCAGATGGGGCTGGAACTCAACAAAGAAGCGGCACTGCACCAAACCAGACCGCTGGCTCTTCTGCTGCTGCCTACGTCAATACCAACGGTAAGGGTGGTAATGGTGCCGTAGGAACCACGACTGGCGCAGCAAGCTCTCAAGCTCAAAGCGGTCAGCATGGCCTTGTTGTTCTCTACAAAAACGGTGATGAGGTTGCCCGTGCTTCTGGCTCTGGCACCGTTGCAAGTCATACAATAACATAAAGGAAAACACTATGTTAGACCAAAAGAAATGGTTCATGTCCAAGACCGTATGGGGGGTGTTGCTCATGCTTGCCTCTTCTACCTTGGCAACCTTTGGCATCAACCTTGATGCAGCTTCTCAGGCACAGATCGCAGAACTTATCATGCAAGCTATCACAGTAGGTGGTGGTGCATTGGCTGTCTACGGTCGTGTTACGGCTAAAGCAGAAATCAAATGAGTAGGTCACTAAACTCGACAATTACTACGGCATTGGCGGCTGACATCATTCAGCCGTTCTTTGCTGTGGACCTTCTGTTTGACTCCCCTAACGAAGTGTATCTCTGGAATGGGGTAGGTACTCGCAGTCTGACCAGAGAGTCGGACAGCAGCAGTGAGAGTTACGCTGGTGCAGGGGAGTTACTACAGATTGAGCCTATCGAAGAGACCGGGGACATTTCCGCTAAGGGGGCTACGATTACCCTGAGTGGTATTGACAACTCTGAGTACAGCCTCTTCATTAAGGCCCTTGCTACTCCCTACCACGGCAGGGTCTGTAAGATTTACTTCGGCGTAATGAACGGCAATACCCCAAGCAACATCGAAGAAATCTTTTCTGGCTATATGGACCAGATGAACATTGAAGAGGGCGCAGAAACCTCGACCATCACCCTGACTGTAGAGAACAAGCTAGTTTCCCTTGAGAGACCCTCTGGCAACCGCTATACTTCAGCTTACCAGAGAGAGAAGCACTCAGGTGACAAGGGTTTAGATTTTGTAGTAGGGTTACAAACAAAGAAAATCATATGGGGGGCTATCCCTGAATGAAGTATCAACAAGAGTTCTTAGCCACGGTTGAGAACGACATCCGACCCCTGATACAGCGACACTGGGAAGACATTGCCCTCAACAAAGACAAGATAAAGCTGAACCCCGATTGGGACGCCTACCACACCCTAGAACAAGCTGGCGCATTGAAGGCATTCACAGCCAGAGAAGATGGGAAGTTGGTAGGCTACTTTGTAGTCATAATTCAGTACAACCTGCACTACAAAGACCACCTGTTTGCTTCTAATGACATTATCTTCCTGCACCCTGACTACAGAAAAGGTCGTACTGGTATCAAGCTAATCCAGTTCGCAGAGAAGTGTCTCAAAGAAGATGGTGTATCAGTCTTGGCTATTAATACGAAGGTCCACAAGCCTTTCGACAATCTGATGCAGTTCCTAAAGTTCAGTTTAGTTGAGCGCATCTACTCTAAATATATAGGAGACTGATATGGGTCAGAGCCTTGTAGGAGGTCTCATTGGCGGTGCTGGCGGTGCTATTCAGGGGTTTATTTCTGGTGGCCCTGCTGGTGCCTTGGCTCTTGGGGCTGTAGGCTTTGTGGGGGGCTTTGCAAGCTCTTACATGGCGAAGCAATCGACAGCCAATCAACTGGCAGATGCTATGGGTTCACCTGAACCAAAGTTTGGTGGCTATACTGTCAATCGTAGAGGTGCAGCACTGCATCACCAAGTCATCTACGGAAGGACTAGGATTGGTGGGGTTGTAGTTTTTGACGATGCACACGATCAGTATGGCAACAGCAGTGGTAGCAATAACGATTACCTCAGTCGTATTATCGTGTTCGCTGGGCATGAGGTTGACAGCTTTGAAAAGGTCTACCTTGGCCGATACGAGCTAAGTCTGACTGGCGACAACGTAACCTCTGCACAAGAGATTGATGAGAATGGGAATGCTGTCGGCTCATCCACAACCAAGTTTAACAATTACCTGAAGGTTCGTAGGCTTGTAGGCAACCACAACGCCTCTTTGGACTCTGTTGCTATGGGAACTTTCACTGCCTTTAGCGGCAACAGTTCACAGGGCTTTAGTGACGACTGGACAGCCAACCATAAGTTGTTGGACTATGCTCATCTGGCACTGGTGTTCAAGTATGAGGATGGTGTTTGGGACGATGGACTGCCCGAAGTCACCGCCCGAATCCGGGGTAAGAAGGTGTATGACCCAAGGACAGGAGGCAACCCTAGCTGGTCCGACAACCCTGCACTGATTGTTAGGGATTTTCTCACGGATACCACTCACGGTATGGGGGAGTCCTCTGACAATATTGACGACGACAAGGTTGAGATTGCGGCTAACATTTGTGATGCTACTGATTGGGACACTAATGCCCCCAAAAGGTACACCTGCAATGGTGCTTGGACTACCTCACAGGCCCCTGTAGACATTGTGCAGCAGCTTATGACATCTTGTGCTGGCTACCTGTGGTATGCACAGGGCAAGTGGCGCATCAAGGCCGGTAAGTATGTCGCCCCTACAATCACTCTGGAAGACGACGACCTACGTTCCTCGCTTTCTGTAGCCACAAGGCACTCCCGTCGGGACAACTTCAACACGGTACGAGGCACCTTCAGGGGGCCAGCTACCAACTACCAATTCACTGACTATCCTGCTGTAACGTCTGCCAGCTTTGTTTCGGTAGATAATAATGTCGAAGCTACCTTAGACCTGTCACTGCCCTTTACGGACACTCCTGAAGAGGCTCAGAGGCTTGCTACTATCGCACTGGAAAAGCAACGTAGCCAGATTACTGTTACTGGCAGCTTTGGCATGAAGGCTTTCGAGCTACAGGTGGGTGATAACGTAAACATCACTAACACTCGCTTTGACTGGACTGACAAGCTGTTTGAGGTTGTAGCATGGAGCCTTAGCTTTGAGGGCTATGAGCTACTGGTAAACCTAGTCCTTCGTGAGACTACTACCACTACCTATGATGAGTTCCTAAATACTACAGGCTTTGAGTCTGACAACACTAACCTACCGGGGGCTATTGGCACAGTAGCGACTGGTGGTGTAGAAGAAACTACAGATGTTACCGGGCTTACGGCAGAGAGTGGTCTCTTGCAGATCAAGGTGAGTTGGTCAAACCCAATCAACAATAGCTATAAGAATACTAAGATTTACCAACACAACACAGCCGTAGGTACCCCTACAAACGTGGTTGAGACTGTAGTGGGTGAGTCTGTAGTAAGAAGTTTTGGGGTGGCACAGGCTAATGCTACAAGGTACTTTTGGGCGCAAGCGGTAGACACTGACGACAACGACTTGGGGGCCTTGATTGGCCCTATCTCGGCTGTTGTGGGTCAAGCTGGCACGGACGAAATTGCAAACGATGCTGTAGGTAACGATCAAATATCCGACAATGCTGTCGATACGAACCAAATATCCAACAATGCTGTGTCTCTCAGAGATTCTGATACTGGGTATGTTACTACAGACCTTGGCGATGCGGGCGATCCGTACGAAATTGCCGCTGGACCTGTTAGCATTGAAGCAGTTACCGGAGAAGACATTATAATTGACTGGTCCTATGTAGTAGAACAAAACGATGATAGTGGAACTGGAAGAACTAATGTTCAAATCCAAAGGTCTCTCAATTCAAATTTCTTTTCTTACGACACTCGATTAACAATTAGTACACTCATTCACGATGTTAGGGCCACTCACTCTGCGGTATTCCGAGATACTGTATCCTCAAACAATACTTACTACTACAGGTTGGCAGTACAAAGATCGACCGGGGGTTTGGGTGGACCCTGTAGTTTGGTGTACGGTTCAATAAACATTCTAGAGATTAAAAAATGAGAGCTATTGTTTACAACAACATCTCAGGGGAAATTGAGGCGGTCAAGGTTGGCGACCTCCGTAATATCGAAGATTTATTGCAGCCAACCCAATCTTTTCTCCTTAGTGACGAGGATATAAAAGATAAGAGAGTTGAGAATGGGTTGCTAATTGACAAACCTACTTCTGAAAAAGAGACAGAAGAGGTTTACAGGGCGTGGAAGGACTTACGATACAACCGAGTGATGTTATTAAAAGAGTGCGACTGGACCCAAGTTCCAGATGCACCAGTTGACAGCACAGCTTGGTCAGTGTACCGTCAGCAACTCCGAGACCTACCAGCTAACACCACAGACCCAAGGAATGTAGAATGGCCCGTGCCACCCTCGTAGGGTTTATCGTTACCTTCTGGGTGGCGCTCTTCGGCCTCTTCTGGGCCACCAACTCATTTTCCCACGATGGGGGGTCAATTTCCCATGAGGGGGGTTTCTCAGAACGATCTAAACAACATTTAGCAGAAATTCATATTAAATTGTATGAAGTTGTTTTTCTTGCTAGACTTCTATCTGAGGTTCCATTCGAGATTACTGATGGAATGAGAACGATAGAAGAACAAAGGCACTACTACGAGACTGGCAGGAGTCAGACAATGAACTCCAAGCACCTAACGGGTCATGCAGTCGATGTAGTGCCAATCCCAGTGACATGGGAGCCTGAAGCCTTCCTGCCTATCGCAGAGGCTATGTTTAAAGCAGCCGACATGCTCGACACTCCGATAGTTTGGGGAGGCAACTGGCGTACCTTCAAAGACTATCCTCATTTTGAATTAAAGGAGAGACCGGATGGTCATTGAGTTCTTGAGCATGGTAGGGGTGCCGATTGTTGTGGCACTTCTATCTTCGGCTGGTATCTGGCGCTTCTTTCAAGCGAGGACCGAACAAGAGCATGAACGTAGATCGGAGTTCCGTAGGACATTGCAGGACCAGATTGATACCCTATCCGAACAAGTAGGGAAGTTGAACTACCAAAAAGAATCACTACTCCGAGAAATTGGCGAACTCCGTGAAGCCTTAGCAGAAGCCAAGACAACGATCTTGCACCTTCAAGAGCTTCTCCGGAGACAGCCCTATGATAACCACTAGAATCCTTGCAGCCCTGTTCGTAGTCCTGTTCACTCTGACCGCCTGTACCGGAATAGGCTTAGCCACAAAGGGCGCTACGCTCTTAGCTGAGTCTACTGGT